AGAAGAGCAAAAGAAGCAACAGGCCAACGAGCAGTTGCTTGCCTTTATGACCACGGCCCCCGGCTTTGACAAAAAGAGGTTCGACCGTGGCCAACATGATTGCCCGCTTGGGCGTGCTGCTCGGGCTAGACACCGCAGAATTCAACAAGGGACTTGCCGATTCAGGCAGGAAGCTTGAGGCATTTACCAAAGCAGTTGATAACGGCGCAAAGATTGCCGCAGCCGCTTTTGCCGCCATGACCGCAAAGGCTATGGTGTTTGCCGATGAGGTTGCTGATGTTGCACAAGCCAACGATGTCGCCATTGATACGGTCATCAAGCTACAGAATGCCCTAGCAAACGCAGGCGGCAAGGCTGATAGCGCGGGCAAGTTGTTTGCCTCATTTACCAACTATGTGGACAAAGCCGCCGAAGGCTCGTTTGAGGCGCAAAAGAACTTTGCCAAGATGGGCATTGGCTTGACCGACCTAGCCAACCTCTCTACGCAAGACTTGTTTACCAAAGCCGTTGAAGGCATTGCCAAGATTGAAGACCCGCTGACACGCTCCGCAAAGGCTATGGAGGTGTTTGGCAAAGCAGCCAAGGGCGTTGACTTTGTTGGCATCGCGCAAGGCATGAAAGACGGCGCAGATGTCACCGACCGTCAGGCTAACGCAATCAAGTTGCTTGCGGAGTTCTACGACAAGCTCGGGCAGGCAAGCCGCGATGCCACGCTGAATTTTGCCAACTTCCTAGAGCCTGCTCTGCGAAGAATCAATGACATTCTTGAGTCGATCAGCCGCCTTTCTCAATCGGGCAATTTCTTCGGCGGTTTGGCAGAGAAGTTCAAGGCTGAATTCACGCAAGGTCGAATCCAAGCAACGCTTGAGGAAATCGAACGGCTCAACGCCAAGATTGCCGATCCGAATGTCGGAGAGTTTTGGAAATCGGGCTATCGGCAAGAACTAGCCGAGGCCAAGAAGCTTCTATCAGAGCTATATGTAGAAACAAGAAAAGCGTTTCAAGCAGATGTGCGGCGTGTTGACAATGCAATCGGTGGTGTTGTTGCGTCAAAAGGCGGCCCGCTTCGAGCAGTCAAAGAAGGCGTAAATCCTGAAGATGAAAAGCGCAAGCGTGAGGAAGAGAAGGAACAAAAACGCTTGAGCGATATGTACGCCAAGGCCCATCGCGCTAGGCTTGAGGAACAAGCGGACATTGACGCTTCTATCTTGGCATACGCTCGTCTGCTCACAAGCGTTGATGAATACCAAAACGCGCAGCGCAAACAAATTGAACTTGATGAAGTTTTGGCAGACTTGGATAGCCGCCGTCACAAGATGGCTGACTATGAATTCCAATATCAAAGAGAGTTCATCAATTTAACCGCGCAACGCACCGAAGCGATTGAGCGTCTTGAGCAGATGGAATTGTCGCCAAGCGACCGCGAAGAACGCATCAGGCGACAAAATCAACTTTATCAGCGTCAGATTGACTTGATTGTAAAAATCAGGGACACCGAAAAAGCCAAAACCATCGGCACAACAGGTCAAGGATTTATGGCCGAGATGCGCGAGTTCTTCCGCACAATGCCAACAGATATGGAAACCGGCGCGGCTATGTTCGGCTCGTTAATGGGCAATATGAGTCGCGCTCTTGATAACTTCGTTCGCACGGGCAAACTCAACTTTAAGGATTTCGCACGCAGCGTCATCCAAGACTTGATTGCCATTCAATTGAAGGCACAGGCAATGAAGTTCTTTGCCAATCTGTTTGGCTTTAGCGCGGGACCAATGACGGGAACCACAGTTCCGGTTGCTGATATTCCCGTGCCCGGTCGCGCAGAGGGCGGTCCGGTTACTGGGGGTGCGGCCTACATGGTCGGCGAGCGCGGCCCGGAACTCTTTGTACCTCGCATGAGTGGCTCAATCATTCCCAACAAAGCCATGAGCATGGGCGGCACAACTCAAGTGACGAACAACTACATCAACGCGATTGACGCAAAGTCGTTTGAAGAGCGTCTTATGGGAAGCTCTAACGCAATTTGGGCGGCTAACCTCTACGCTCAGAAACGCTTGCCCTTGGGCGCAGGGAGAATGTGATGTCATTCCAAACCATTGTTGATATTCAGCAGTCCATGACGGTGAACAACCGCAGGACTGTCGGCCAACAGGTCACCCGCAGCGGGCAGATCAGAACGGCGCAGTACCTCACGGCAGTGCCTTGGGTGTTCACCATCGTGCCGCACAACTTCCTGTATTACCCGCAAGTTCGAGATGTCATTCAGACGATTGACAACCTTGACCGGCAGACGGCGGCAAACATAACTTTCAACAGCACCACGCTTCAGTGGTTCACCGAATACAAGGGCGGTCTAAGCACGGTACAGGCTTCGGCCTTGACGCTTGCAAGCGTTCCCCCTGCCAACTCGCAGACCATCACAGTAGGCAATCTGCCCGCAGTCGGTTCAAGCACGGTCGTGTTTGCGGCGGGCGACTTCCTGCAACTCGGCAGCTATGTCTACAAGGTCACGGCACAAGTTCTGCGCGGCTCAGGCTCTACGGTGTCGGTCAACTTGCACCGCCCCGTGATTGGCACGCCTTCGGTTGGAACGCTCACGGCAGTTGGCAAGGATGTCTACTTCCCGGTCTATGCGGAAGTCTGCCCGACCTACACCCTGACGCCCATGACCAATGGCGCATTCGTCAATTGGGATGAGCCATTCGTGTTTCGGGAGAATGTTGCGCCATGATTACCACAATGAATGCGCTCAACAGCGCAAACATCCGACACGCCGAATTCGTCAAACTTTCGGTTGGCAATCCTGCTTCCCCGACTGTCTACACCTTTTGCAACGCAGCCGCGCCTGTCACGGTCGGCGGCAACACCTTCAGCGCGCTTGGCGCATTGTTGGCAGTGGGTGAGGTGCAGCGGGATGTCAAGGCCACATCGTTTGATATGTCAATTGCCCTGACCGGCATTGATCCGAACTATGTTGCCCTGATCCTGTCAAGCGACATCAAGGGCAGTACGGTTGAGATTTGGCGCGGTTTCCTTGACTCAGACAATCAAATCATCACCACGCCCACAACGCAGTTCTTCAAGCGGTGGCAAGGCATTGTCAACAATGTCAGCATCACCGAAGACTTTAACGAACAGATGCGGCAGCGCGTAGCGACTTGCAGTATTACTTGCTCAAGTATGCGGCGAGTCTTGGAAAACCGCATTGCGGGCATCAAGACCAACAAGACAATTTGGCAGTCAATCTATCCCGGCGACACTTCCATGAGCCGAGTAGATGCAATCTCTAACACCTACTTTGACTTTGGTGGCAAGCCTAATGTTGGCGGGATTGCAAGCCCCGGCGGCTCACAAGACATACCGGAGACACAACAAAATTGATCCGCGAAGCCTCCAAGTTTGATCTAGACGCTTGCGTTGAGATGATGCGTAAGTACGCATCAGAATCGCCCGTTTTCAAACTACGACAAGCTGCATTTCACGACAACCAATATGTAAAGCAATTCTTGTTCAGCCTGATTGCCGGTCGCGGGTTTATCTTCGTGGACAGTCAATATCGAGGAATGCTTGCGGCCATCGTCACGCCCAACATTTGGTGCCCCGGCGTGCAAGAAGTGAAAGAACTTGCTTGGTGGGTTGACCCCGCACATAGGGATGGAACAATCGGCGGCAAGTTGTTTGTCGCTTACAAGGTAAGAGCAGAAAAGTTGATCAAAGAAGGGCGAGCGCAAGTGATGAGTGTTTCGCTCATGGCAAGCAGCCCCGCCATTGATTTAGAGGGGCGCGGATTCAAGCGCATTGAGTCCACCTTCTGCAAGGAATAAGAAATGCCGTCATCAATCGTTGTTGCAGCAGCATACGCAATCGGTTTTGCCACCGAGATGTATGCCTCAAGTGTCATCTTTGCGATGGCGGCAAACTTTGCGCTTTCTTACACGGTCAATCGCGTGTTTGGAGCCAAGCCTCCCCGTCAGCAAGACAACGGGGTTCGGCAGCAGATTCCCCCAAGCGCAGACAACTCGTTGCCTGTCGTTTATGGTGATGCTTGGCTTGGCGGCACCTTTGTTGATGCGGTGCTGACTTCAGACAATCAGGCCATGTACTATGTTTTGGCGATTTCCAACATCTCGCCGAACGGGCAATTTACCTTTGACACTACGCAGTTTTACTACGGTGATCGGCTTGTAACCTTTGCTCCCGGCACCAATCAAGTCGCCTCTCTGACTGACGGCGCGGGTAATGTTGACACCAAGATCAACGGTTACCTGTACATCAACCTCTACACCTCGACCGCAGCGGGCACGATCACCACGGTTCTAGGCACGGCCCCGAATGTGGCAATGGGCGGCGCAGACATCCCGGTGGCTCTGCGGTGGCCTGCCTCGGGTCGTCAGATGAATGGCTTGGCCTTCGCCATCATTTACCTCAAGTACAACACCGATGCGGGCACGACCGGCCTTCAACCCCTGACCTTCAAGGTCAAGCACGCTCTAAACGGCACGGGCGTAGCAAAGCCCGGATCGGTTCTCAAGGACTATCTGACCAACACGGTCTATGGTGGCGCGGTTCCCTTGGCGAATGTCAACACGACCGCTTGTGACGATCTTGACACCTACTCCGACCAACTGATCACCTATACGCCATCAGGCGGCGGCTCGGCCACGCAAGCCCGCTATCGAATCAACGGTGTAATTGATACAGGCGAAACCGCACTCAACAACATTGAAAACATCCTGATTGCGTGCGACTCGTGGATCAGCTACCAAGCCGAAACAGGCCAATGGGCACCCGTCATCAACAAAGCAGAGTCCACCGGCTTTGCGTTTGACGACTCCAACATCATTGGTGACATCCGGGTGTCGGCTACCGACATCACCTCAAGCATCAATCAGGTTGAGTTGTCATTCCCGTGGAAAGAGAACAAAGACAAGCCGGGCTATGTGTTCCTTAATCTAGCCGTTCTCAATCCTTCTCTGCTCTATCCCAACGAGCCGGTCAATAAGTACACCGCCACCCTGAGCATGGTTAATGACTCGGTGCAGGCGCAGTACCTCGGCAATCGGATGCTTGAGCAGGCACGCGAAGACCTGATCGTTTCGTTTAACACCGCATACCCCGGCATCCAAGTCAATGCGGGCGATGTCGTGAGCGTCACGAACGCCGCTTACGGTTGGAGCGCAAAGCTGTTCCGGGTCATCAAAGTCAATGAGACTTCCTTGCCTGATGGCAACCTCGGCGCTCGGTTTGAACTCAGCGAGTACAACGCTGCGGTCTATGACGATGCCACGATTACGGCATTTACCCCCGCACCCAATTCCGACCTTCAGTCAGGTTACTACTTCCCGGCTCTGTCTGCCCCGACCTTTAGCGATCAATCCCCAAGCACTTCGCCGCCGACCTTTAGCGTTACTTGTCAACTTCCCTCCACTGTTCGGGTCACAACGGTTAGCCTGTTTTATTCGGCCACGGCCACGCCGACCTCAACTGATTGGCGCATTTGGGCCACGCAGATTGCTCCCAACGATGCGGCCTTCTCTCCTGCTGCGGCAATCAAGTTCCCCAATGTGACGATTGGCGCGGGAACTTATTACTTCGCCTTCTTGGTGGGGAATGAGGTTTCGCAGTCGGCCTTGTCGGCGCTTTCTTCGTCCATCTCTTGGACTCCGGTCACGCCCACGGGGC